CCGGTGATGCCGCCGAGGCATTCGCCTTGTTATCATCATCTTCGCTCGTGTGCGGAGCAATGGCGATGGTGGACATGACCGATGCCATGTCGACGCCATGTTCACGCATCAAGTCCTGTTCGATGGCACGCTGCTCGATAACTTCTTCATAATCGAGGCCCTGACGGGCGCATTCGATTTCGAGAGTTGACATAACCGTGGCGATCCGGAGCTGCGCAGCCTGAGCTTCGCGGACTTCATCGAGCCAGCCGCGACCTGGGAAAAGGTAGCGACAACGAGACCAGGCACGCTTGTTTTTCCAGAACCCTGGCGCTTCCACATCACCCATGGCGACGGCTTCTTCGAGCCACATCTGGAACAGTGGGATCAGCCAGTCCGTGGATACGGTATCTCGGATCGGATCGATGGTCAGATAGGTGGTGTTGAAGACCGCTTTGAGAGAGGAATACGAACCCTGAGTGAAGTCCTTCATAATGATTTCGTAGGGCAAGCCGGTGTTCGCAGCGATCTGACGCATGAGCGCCATTGTGAACGCGGCAAATGCTGTGTTCGGGCGAGCCGGGTTATGGCTGGTCAACGTGTCCCCTGGGAACAAAGGAATGAAGGCACCGCCTTCGCCAAGGTTGCCGAGCCACCCATTGCGCTCTTCCAGCATCTGCTGAGTGTTCCCGCCATACATCTCCAATAGCTCTTCCATCGGAACATTGGATTGCATGACGCCCGCGACAACTGCATTCGCAACGGCGGCTTTGAGTTCCGCGCCTTTGTACTTATGCAGATCACCGAAAAGGGGCAGGATTTCCGAGAACAAACCAATACCACGGTGCTGATCCGTCCGCGTCTTGTCGAACGAATGCATGAATGTCGGACGTCCCCATTCGTTACGAACAGGAATGATTTCCCATTCCCACGCTTCCTTGAATGATCCAAAAAACGCGGCATCGTTCTCATGGGCTTTTCGGATATGATAGGCCGAGGGTGCAAGATATTCGTCCAGTTCGATGCCCTTGCGGAGATACTGGCTATCCTGAATGCCGTTTTGGTTGCTGATACGGTCGGTGTCGATCTGCTGAAATGCCAGGCCGTATTTCACGCCAACGCGATCAGGAAGATACAGAGGCAACATGGCAGCTTCACCGGTCGCTAGGCGCTCGCGATACCATAGCCGCGTCAATCCCGTGCCGGTCAGCTGACGGGAGGCGTCTATGTCGGTCGTGTCAAAATGATCATGGAACCGGTTGGAAACCTCTCTTGACCATTCCTGCGCCTGTTTGCGTGACATTCCGAGAGCACGGTAATCCGGCATGGGGCGGCAGATAGGACCGGTGCCGATAACCAGGTCGAGTGCGGTGTTGATCGAGCTTTTCGCGATTGGTTCATTGCGGACCAGGTCGCGAGACCGGTCGTCGAGAAGGTCTTTCTCCCACAGAATATTAGCGTCGGCGGAGGCGCGCGATGGTTTCCACTTTACCAGGGACCCCCGCATCGATGCGCCCTCATATGCCGTGTCACGAGTAGATGCATAGACAGCAGGACGTCCATCGGCTCCGAGGATCGATGAAGATGTGCGAACGGAAACGGAAGGAGCGGTGACTTTCATATCAGGCTCCTTAGGCGAGGAAAATCGGGCGGCGACCACTACCACCGGAGGCGCGAGATATCTGATCCTTGAGCTTCGAAATGTAGGATTCCAGTTTGTCCGTCGAGGCTTGGTTGTATTGCCGCTGGTTATTGCCGTCTAGCGAGTAAGCAATAGTTACAACCTTTTCGCCCATCATCAGAAGGTGATGGGCGTTTTCCGCCTCGACCAGTCGCTGTTTCAATATTGTGATGTCCGCCATTGTTATCTCCGCGAGCCAGGTCTCGACAGGACCATCCCGGTCGACTTCGCGCCCTGAGTGATCCCTCCGACACTGACGGTGACAGATGCACCTGGCGAAGGCTGCGCCTTATTGACCGTCTTCTTGTCAGCCTGGACAACGACGGGAGGCGGAACGAGGACAGCTCTCTTTTTATGGATCGGAGTTTTTACCGTGGCTCCACGCTTTTCGGCCTCGTTTATCTCCCTGATTTCAGCCGCAGCCGCATCCAGTTCGGCCTGGAACCTGGCAATACGTTCGTCCGACAGGCGATCCCATCCGTAAAGACGGGCGGCACCACGGGCGTAATTGTGACAGTCCAGCACCTCGGCGCGACGTCCGTCGATGCGATCCCAGGTGATCTTTTTGATACCGCCGTTTTTGTCGCGATGGATCGTCTTCTGTTCCGAAACCAGCTGTTGCGCGATCTCTTTATTAAAAACGCCCTCGTGATTGAGAGGCATGTGCACCCAATCCGGCGGCGCGTCGTTGTGCGCCTCAGGCTCTGGCACCGACAAGGCACCCATTAGCTCGCTCTTGAAATAAGACACGTCGATGAAAGCGATATCGAGTGCACCCTTACGTGTCTTCTTGTTCGGATTGATCGAAGAAGGATCGGCCTGATTGTTGACACGAACAGGGTTGTGGGTGTCGGCCATCGGATCGACGCCCATGACTACGGCACGGTTCTGCGTTCTGATCCATGGCTTCACCTTCTCGGGAAGATAGCTTGTGTCGATTAGGAATTTGACGACGGGGAGGGCGACGTCGTCCGCATTGAAATAGGCCTGTTTGACGTGCTCGGTCAGCTGGTCCCAAATCTCGTGATGCTGAGGATTTCCGTCGAGCCGGTAATGATCGATGAGCCAGCGATGTCGATTTCGGCCGAAACCCCAGACACCAACTTCGATATGGTTTTTGCCGACGTCAATGCCGCCCGCAAGGAACAGAACCTTACGAGGTACAACCGTGCCCGCCGATGGCAACATAACATATGGCTCTTCGCCGATATGGCCGCGTGAGAAAACCCGTTCCCAATCGACACTCTCGGTCGCTTCCTGAACCGGAAGAGCAAGCTTGGTATTGAGGAAGTCCCGCCACTTTGCTGGCGATCTATAGGACTGCTCATACTCGTAAGCGATATCGGACCAGCTGATCCAGTCCGGAGGATTATAAAGAGAGTTGATGCGACGGCTTACGACGCCTTCCTGCACGTTCTCAGGATCAACGCGGGTCGACTTCCACCGGCCTGCGCGTGTCATCGCGACCTTCTGATGCTCGTAGATCGGCTCGCTGCATTCGGAGCACTGGAAGTGCACGGTCTCCTCGATCCGATTGAGGTTCTCGCGATCCCATTTCAGACCTTCGATCTCGAAGGTGATATCCTCCCTGCAATGTGGGCACGGCATAAACCAATGCTCCATGGTGCCGAGCAGGTATTCGCGCCAGATCGCACTGGTGCCTTCCTCCGTCGGTGTGGATGTCAGGAAGATTTTGCGTTTGTTTTTGAACGTGTTGGTACGGTTGATCGCCAGAGAGATCGGCGAGCCTTCGCCCTTGATCTCGTGCGGCATGCCGTCGATCTCGTCCATATACAGGTTCTTGATCGGCTTCGAGCGCAGGTCGTTTCCGCTCTCGGCCGAGGCCATATAAAGACTGGCACCGAGGAAGACCTTGTAGCGCTGAAGGTCTTTCACCAGCTTCTTGCGTAGGGCTTTGGTAGTCCTGATCAGCGGGGCCAGACGCTGTTCGCCAAATTCTTTGGCAATGGTGCCGTTCGGCAGGACGATCATTGTCGGAGCCGGTGACAGAGACATCCAACGCGCCGACTGATATTGAGACCGGCTGACGTCTTTCCGTTCTGAGCACCCGATACGAAAAATCTGTTTCCAGACTGGCGATCCGTCGGACATGTCATCCATGACATCGACCAGCCATGGGGTCTTGTCATTCTGCCACCGACCAGGCGCGGCAGAGTCGTCGGTTGTCAGAATGCGGTACTTCGCTGCCCACTGACTCGTTGGCATGCGCTCGTGCGGACGATATCCAGTGCGCACGGATCGCCGGATGACGGAGCGAGCACGGGAGAGACCAGGCAAGGGACCGCTGTGCAGCGCCTGCAATTCTGGCGACATGTTCTTAGATTGACGGACAAGGTCCCGGGCGAAAGCCATCAGTCCTCGCTCTCGTCGTCCTCAGCTTCAATCGCTGACACGTAGGCTTCGATCTGCTTGCGGACGTAGCGCTCAAGCGCGATGCGGAGTTTGCGTTGATTAACGCCGAGTTCCTGCGCCATCTCACCGCAAACTCCGGATGGCCAGTTCTCCCAGCTGTCTCGGATTGTCGACAGGATTTCCGCAAAGCGAACTTCGCTTTCGTCCTTGTCGACAAGTTTCGCGGCTTCGCGTTCATAAATTAGACGGATGCGGAGAGCCGCAAAATTCTTCTCGACCCGTTCGGCTTCGGAATATGAGAGGAGACTGCCGACCTGAAAGGAATCGAAAATCTTCGCCATCGTGCCGATGACTTCGTCCGCTTCCTGTTCAGGTGTTACCTCCTTCACCGGGGTGTTACCCTCCTCGGGGGTAACAGTCATTTCCTGCGAGGTGTTACCCTCATCCAGCTCTTCGAATTTTCCCAGGCCGCGTTCCATAAGGGTGATCGCCGACGATTTCGCGTCAACCAATCCGTCCTTCAAAAAAGTGAGATAGCCCTTAGATTTCCAGAGGCTTGCAGTTTTTGTCGAGACGCCCGAAAACTTCGCGAAAGCATTTTGCGACATCGGTTCCAGTTCGTCGAGATCGACAGCCATCACGCGATCCCCCTGTTACCTGTTACCCCTGTTACCCTGTTTAAAACCCAGGACTTCAGGGCAGGAAGACGCTTCCGCAACCTGTTGACAAAACGAGGCCAGAAAGAACCTACCCGGGTGGGGGGGGTGTGGTCTTGGGTGCTATGATTGGATAGCAAGAGCGCCTGATAGGTGATGGTAATCATCATGGGTTCACCCTGCTCAATGCTTTAGCCCATGCCTTGGGAAGCTCCTGGCGAGCCACGGCCAACACCTCATTGGTGACGTCGATGCGCTTCTTGTATTGAACGACAGGAAGCAGCATGCCGACTGCCTTCAGGCCGTTGGCCTCAGGAGAATAGAGGGTCGGAATTCCTCTGTTCCTGGATCGAGCCCAAAAGCCGCCAGCCTGCAGAACACGCTGCTGGAAACCACGGCCAGGGTTGCCGTTGGCATCGAGCTTGGTGTTGTCGGTTGGTGAGAAGATGTTGGATGCAGAACCGCCGTCGAGCGCATGCTTCAGGTATTCATTCTGCTTGGGCCGGACCAGCACCTGGAGTGTTGGCGAGGGCACACCACGGTCTTTGATCCAGAAATGGAAACCCTGTTTGGTAAAAGCCGTAGGTCTGTCCAGGTTGGCATCCAGGGAGGTCTTCAGAGCGCGAATGGCGGCGACGCCGACGTCAGTCAGAGCCTTATTTGCTATCTTGCCCAGATCGCTGACGACCTGATCGCCGCGCTGCTGCCATTGCCCTGGGTCAACATGGATCGTGATGCCTGCCATGAATATCTCCTCAAATGTGAGAAGATGATCGGCGAGCAGCTAAGCGGAG